AATGCCAAGCTTGTGCGCCATCGTAGTGGTTGACGACATACTCAGTATCGTTTTCAATCAGTGTTGCGGTAGCACTATCGGACACTGCGTTAACTAGTGCTGCCGTGCCGACTCGGACAACCTGAAGTTGTCCACCATACGAGAGGAAGTTAGTTGCTGTGAACCAAAATTCTGCGTTGTTCTCGTTCGGGCGACCGAAAGTGTCGAGTAGTGCTTTTTCGTTAAGGATGTTAATCATCTCATTAACAGGACCGCGTTCAAACGGTGCTGCTAATGCGCCAACGTTATCGACGGTATTGTCAATACGGGCGTTCGTTAGGTCGCGTTCCTTAATAACGACCCCAGGTGATACTTGACCTGCCATTGTTGTAGTTCTCCTGAAATGAAATCCAGTGGTTTCTTAAGTTATTTATTATTTGCAGCTCTTTCAGTGGGGAAACACCGCGTGAACTACCAGTCTGGATACATCTCTGTTGAACGAGACTCCTTTCTCCTATTAGTAATTCTCTTTATTGTGCATTCCTTACACTCATAGGAATAAGAGCTAGGAACGTTTCCCCTAGTTTTTCTAGTTAAATAAAACCCATCTACCAAATCTTTAGTCACACCGCAAGTCCTACACGTACGTGTCTGAAATAGAACGTGTTCAATTGAAAACTGTTCTTCTAGATCCATTAGATGTATGGCATCATATATTCAACAGCATATTGTTTCGATCCATATTCGTCTACTTCCCAAACATTGCCCTCTTCATCAACTACAGTATCGTTATCTAAACCATTGTCAACAAATCCGAAGGGTGCCATATCCTGTTCAATCTCATTAGAACGCTCATCGTAAATACGTTTGCGGATATCTTGATCCGTCATTTCTCTGAAGTAATCTTGCATTACCATCCAAGAGAAGATGACGTGACACATCACCAAGTCATCATTGTATCCTTCATCAGCTTCAAAGGAATCTTTCTTCTGTACAAAAGTTGTCAGTTCTGCAATAGTTTCGTAATCACTAATTAAAAGTTTATCTTCTTCAATCAAAGCTTTGAGGTTGGAGCAACCAATCTTTTTGACAGTCTTAGACATCTTGACACCAAGCTGTGCTCTGCCACCAGAGAAACCAGATCCCATAACTTGTCCTGCACGACCACGCATTGCGCACATTAAAAGGTTTTGATACTCTAGGTCAAACTGGATGATCGATGCAACTTGATCTCCAATGTCATTAACCTCTACCATAATATGTGCATTATTATAGTTACGAGCTGTCTCTACAATAATGTTGGGGAATAGAATAGGTTTGATTTCATTGTTTCGATACTTGCCTATCAAACGATATGGGAACTCTGTGATATCAAATATGCAGAAGGCAGAGTAATCCTGTGAGGTACCACGTGCCACGTCAACTGTCATTACATAGTCGTGCCCTTCTTTCCTAGGTTCGTAAATATCTAATCCTCCACTTTTCTGTAGAGGTGTGTCAAAAGATAATGCTTTTAGTTTTGATGGTGCAATCAGAGTGTCCTGAGATCCTAGGAATTCGCACTCAAACTCTTGAGTAAACTGCCTTTGCGATGTATTCCTAATCGTCTGTTCTTTCCATTTGTCATCTCTACCAGGAACTTCAGACCAATGAACTTCTGTTGATATGTACTCATTTCTTCCCTTAAGAGAATCGTTCCACATCTTGTAGAACATATTCATCCCGTTAGGGGTAGAAACTATAATTACTTTTGATTTCTTTCCGCTACTAATCGTCGGGTAAACGGAACTAAAAAACTGATCACATATATGGTTGGGGATAAACGCAAACTCATCCAGGAACACAATATTGAAAGACATACCACGGATAGCACTGGCACTAGTAGAAGCCGCAATAATTTTTGAACCATTTTCTAACTCCAGTGAACCACGGTTCCACGCTACAATGCCTTGCTGCATCCAACGCGGTAAATTTTCATAACTTAACTGCAGACGAGAAAGCATCTCTCTCGCCGTAGCAGCTTTGTTTGCTAGGATAGCGATGTTAACGTTCTCATTGAACAACGCATAGTGAAGCAGGTAAGTCGTCACGATTGTGGACTTACCAGACTGTCTAGGAAGCTTCGCAATGTTGAATCTGTTTCTGTGGAACTTCCACATCATTTCTTTCTGGAAATCATACATATCAAAAGATATGAGACCAGCGTCAACGTTGACGATTTGCAGATACTTTTCAGTAAAGTAAACAGGGTTATCCCTACACTTAATATATTCAGCTACTTGTTTCTTGGTAAAATTTTGAGAAGTATTAGCTTTCTTAAGATTGGGATTACCAAGATATACATCACTATGTGCAGGCATTATTCTTCCAAGAACTCAGGTTCGTATAAAGGGCAAGGTTCTTCCCTCAATGTTTCGCTACGTTTTTTGGTAAGCTTACGTTGTAGCTCACGCATCTGCTCTTCTTCTAAGTATTCTCTATTTTCTTCCATTGCGTCGTAAAGTAAAGACCAAGAGTTTGTCATCAGGTTTCGTAAAGATTATATTCCATCATCATAGCAAACATTCGTTTCTTTAGAATGTCCATCCAAATTTGTTCTTCGTATGGTCTAGCGGGAGAACCTGGCCACATCCTTATGGAGTAGTCTAGATGATCATACATCATACGAACTTCATCAATACCTAAGGTCATCGTACAATGCCACTCGGTATTTTCCTCATTCATCGAGAGTACCGTGTGCTCTACGAATCTCTCTCAGTGCTTCAAGGTTCATATCCTTGGTGCCACCATCGTATGCGTGAGCATAACCTTCCGTGATCATTTGTTCGTTGAGTGACACTGTGTCATCCCCGATGTATAACCAACCCAGAAGACGCCCATACTTGCCAGTGCCACCGACAAGTTCAGTCCTAACAGACAACTCATCATCACCAGCCAACGTACCTTCCAGTTTTTCTTTGAGCCAGTTGGTTGCGTCGATTCCAAGAGCTTTCTCCTCTAAGTTTTTCGTCCTTTTCTCTGGCGTATCAACGCCTGCAACTCTAACTCTTTCTTTCTTGTATAGATCAAACCCGAGGTCGATAGTAACGTCAATAGTATCACCATCAAGGACACGATTGATCTCCGTCACTCGGAAGTTGTAGCAGCTCTTCCTGCTTGGTGGTGTCATTGCTCCCATCTTTTAATTCTGTAAATGATATCCTTAATATGTATATGACATAACCTAGTGCCAATCCGACAGCAATGATTACCAAGATAATCACTGACCATACAGGATCGCCTGGATTATCTAAGGGACGCAATAGTAAATTCATTTCTTAACTGGTAGAGTTAACTCCATACCAATAGTAAGTAGTAGTATAAAAACAAAAACAAACAATGTACTCATAATTTATTGAAAATAGATATCATCAAAAGGTGGTACCAGTTGATACGCCATTTTATCTCTCAACTTATTAATCCTCTCATCATCATATTGCTGAAAGTTTCCTCGCTTCTCAACTTTCTTATAGTAGTGTAATGCATTGAGGATGATTGTATAATCCTCCATACTAAGTTCAAAGTATGCTGCAAAGCTTGGTTCTAGGGGTTCATAGTTCACGGGTTTCTCGGATCAATTCCTAAACTTTTCAAATATTCTTGCCACCAATCCTGATCTTTAATATATCTCCAATTAGGAACAGGTTTGCCTCTTTCTATTGTGTAGTATTGATATAGAGCTTCATCGATAGTCTGTGCGATCTCCATATTCCTCTTCCTCATCGTCAACATCTGCATATGCATTCGCCACGAAGGGTCCTCGTTTTCGTAGAGGTTCTTTTCCGACATAAGAGTTTTCTGTATTAACAGCAGATACCCATACGGCAAGTTTCATTACTATAAAAATTAAAACCAGCGGCGTAAAACAACCGATTAAAATTACTGGATTCATTAATGTTTCCTCGTAAAAGGTTCCCAGTGCTCCCAACCATATTTATGAACGAGATCCATTCCTATAATAGGAACTACTATTAAGATCATTGATAGGAGACCCAAACTCCACTGATGCTCCATCGTATATCTAATAAGGATAAGCATTACCCAACCCCCATACTACAAATAGTGCTATAAAACTGAGTAGAAAAAATCCTGTTGCTCTTACGTTAGAAACTTTATTCATTACTCAATAAACTCCCGCCAAGGATCTGAATTGTGTAGGCACGATCTAGGATGAACCCACTCGTTATTTAATTGATCAAGCTTAAGCTTTAATAACAAATTTTCTTGTTTCAAGATATTAATTTGTTCGTTTAAAATATCAATTGATAACTTAGATAGATTCATTCCTGGTTTTCCAAAGTTCTAAAAAATACCGATCGACGTTATACAAATCACTTTGAGGTGGTTGCTCTTCGATCTTAGACCATTCGTTACAAAGATCTCTCATCTCAAGTGTAATATGATCTGGTCTAAACATCCTACCAAATGAGGACATAGCAAAAGCAAAACGCATTTTAATGCGCTGTTCCATTTCCTGAGTAGGCGTCGGTTTCATAATAGTTATTCTCACCTCTTCTGTGCCCGAAATAAATGGTGGCACATATAAAGGGTAGTGATCCGAAAAGTAGGACATCAGCAAAGGTCATTCAACGTTCCCTGGTGATAGTGATTGAAAAATTCTAGAGCAGGCATCGACAGCATAGGGTGCGCCATATACTCCAGAGAAGATATATGAGATGCCAAGCTTAGAGCAATACTTCTCAAGCTCCTGACATTTTGGTATGTCTTTGTTACTGTGATCAATAATTATATCACCTTCTTCAAGTAAAGGTAGCAACTCATCAAGTGTGTCTTCTACTTTTACTTCTGGGAGTGTGATCTGAAAGATACCAGGAACTTTACCCGCACTAGTAAATTTCTTAGTATCAGATTTAACTGCTTGAACAAGATACTCCAGTGAAGTTACACACCCACTAAGATGTCCTGCTTCATATTGTCCACAGGCATTTTCGTAGTTAGTACTACTGTAACCCCAGACTTCAATTCCTTTCTCAAGCATACGGCGAGCCATACCTTCACCAGTACGACCCAACCCAATCATTCCAACTTTCATCTTTACCTCAATTTACGTGAATTACTCCAGTCATACCTGCGCCCTGATGAGGACCGCAGAAGAAATTATAGTCCCCTTTGTCTGCAAATACAACGTCTTGTGATTCTCCTGGAGCAAAAAGTAATGCTTCTCTAGAAAGATCAGGACGTGCCTCAACAATAATATTGTGGGGAGGTAGAGCTTCGTTGACAAAGTGAAGCGTGTCTCCTGCAGAGATTGTAATATCGTTAGGTTCAAATACCAAGTTACCGCCAGCTCCCATCACTACATCTACTGCCCAAGCAGGAGACGCCAAAAATAGTACTGTGATGCAAGCAAATAGAAATTTCATAAAAAATATTCAACTACAATATCTAGTAGTGATATTTTTATGCAACACCTATTTTGTTGATAAACAAATAAACCGTGTATTTGTGTCCATTATTGGACGCTGCAACTGTGATAGGTAACGTAGATCCCTCGTGTTCGCAGACTTGACCTTCAAAATCAATGTCTCCGCTACCACCCAAAACCAATACGGTATCAGCAGCACGCTTCAGTTCTACGTAGTGAGTAGCATCTTGACTATAGATGACTCTGCAGATTTCTAATCTTTCTGCAACCTGAACTCTATCAGCAGAACCACTACTGCCAGATGCGCCAAAACCTACATCACCAGATTCAACTTTAACTGTGTACGAAAGATCAGCAGCTGCAATATCAGTTGTGTTTTCACTCACAACTTTTACTACGGCTTTTGTCTGTGTATTTTTGAGTACAACCTTGGACATTGTAATTAAGACTCTTTATTAGTATTTAGATCAGACCATTTACTGTGAGACCAGCAACCGTCCCTAACTCCGAATGTAGTTTTGTTACTAAACTTAAAACGTTCGTTGATCTTTTTCAATCCTGCATCCTCTAAATCCTTGAGGATTTCTTTAAAGGAGCGCATATTTTTAAAATAGGAGTTTCCCCAACTATTTATCAACATAAATATTTTTGGATAAGCTCTCTATCTCTCTATCTAATGACTAAATTATTGCCATTAGTAATGATTCTGATGACCGCATCTGCTGCACAAGCTGGCGGACTTGTATCAAAACACGCTTCTAGCGTTCAACTAACTGTTGATGCAGCTAGAACTCAAGCGACAAGAATTGGTTCCTCATTTAGTATCTCTGGTTCAAACATTGATACTACTGACGGTAACACAGCAGGCACAGTGTCTGTAGGCACGATCACGTCTGGAGTATATGCTCCTGGCACTATTGCTGCTACTCAAGACACAGCAGGTACTGCGTTCTCATTTAGTCAGTCTTATACACAGGCTGATGCGGTCCCAACTGGTGCTCCTACTGTAGGAGCTGTTCCTAACTTCAGTAATGTAACTTCTTACACTGCTGGTACTGCTGGAGCATTAGCTGGTACAATTACTTCGGCAGGGGTAATCGGAGTGACTGCTGGCGGGGCTGGTACGACAGCTACTGGACAATTTGTGAGTGAGATCACTGTCATTGACTGAGGATAGTAACAATGAAAACTATGATTCGTTGGTCTGTCCTTGCTGCGGTGGGTGCAAGTGCCATACTTGCTCCTGCCCAGGCGGTCCCTGTGGTCCCAAACTTCACCCAGGGGTCAATGTCGAGTCACACGGAGACAACACAAACGATAACAGAAACGATAAACAGTATGGATTATTCCACTGGTTATCAATACTCCGCGACTGGTTCGGGAGTAACCGCTAGCGGGAATCTTTCCCCTAGTATGAATGAAAATAACATTACTATTAATGGAGTGGCATCGAAATGGATTGGGGTGCAATCAAAACCTTCCTTCACGCAAACGACACCAGGATCAGCTTTCCAGTTTACGGAAACTCTTTCAGCACCTGGATTGCAAAATCACACAATTATAAACAGAGTGACCGAGGTTACAAGCGTAACCGACACGACAAGTATCTTCTCGCAATAAAAGCATTATGTCTATCTGCCCTATCTGTAAGTGTAGCTGCCCCTGTAAATGCGGAAACTGTGGGGGGTGTAAGTGCAACCGCATCTCCCGTAGCAAATAGCTCTGGCTCAGTTACCAATCAAGCTATTCAGGTATTACAAGGACCGTATATCACTAACACATATGGTGGTGGAATCCAGTGTCAAGGACCCACCAGAAACTTCACGCCATATGTAACAGGAAGTGCGTCTGCTTCCAAACCATACGAAGATTATTATAACGATCCAGTATATGATATCAGTGATAATTTTGGTGCCTTCGATGATGATGGAAATGCTGTTGGGGACGGCATTATCGACAATCCAGGTGACATTCTCTTCCATAAGAGAACACGTACTGGACAGAAAGATAACTACAGTCTAGGTGTTGGTTTCTCTATGACGTGGAGTACACCTACCGACAAGAAACTGCAGGAGCTATGTAAAGAAGCAGCTGCTTCTAACATTGAGATGATGAAACAGCTGACTGCCAATAAAAGATTGGATTTTGAGATTGCGAGACTTAAGAATTGTGGTCAACTAATGAAGGATGGAATTAGTTTTCATCCCAGAAGTCCTTACTATAAAATATGTGCCGATGTCGTAGTGCAGAACGTAAATACTATCCAACAGCATAATCATTCTATACCTGTTGCTATTCCTATTACTTCTTCTTCTTCTGACTCTTCGCCGCAACAGACCGAAGCTTTGCAATCGCTTCATTCCGAAGACGCTGCTCTGCTCGGCGTTCCGTTACAGATTCAACCTTTGGTTTCTTCCCCCGAATAGCAGCAAC